CGGAAATGCACTATAATAAAGACATCGGAGGGAAACCAACCGATTTTCATTCTTACAAACAACTCTTTTCAAACATGCGTAAAATCGAATCACAAATGAATTCAGCAATCAGAAGTAACACAAACTTCTCGAAAGCAAATACACAAGTGACTTGGGAAGATCGCATTGCTAATGTATACTTACATGGCAATCTAATTGCTAGAGTGGGTGACACATTTGTGCAAATCTTTGACGGTGGATGGCAATCAAATACAACTAAATCACGTCTAAATGCATTGCTAGACGAGGTTTCTTACGGTTGCCGAGTGTTTCAAAAAGACTGGACATGGTATCTAAGTGGAAACAAAATGGGCACAATGCCATTTTTCTCAGGTATGAATGTTGAGTTAGACTAACACTCAATCGTCCTAAACATGACGCTAAACTGTTATTCAACGTCCTTTATTTGTTGCCTTAATTATGTCAAACTCAGTGAATGTTGCTTTGCGTTTTCTATCTGAAGATCTCGCTAAATGTCAATCAGGCAACGAATTACTAGCAGTAATTGATGCTTACCTATCAGCATCATAAATGACACTTAGAGGGGATAATCTCCCCTCTTTCTTTATACCTACTGGTATCACTACTAAATAACACATTACGAGGTTAATTTCAATGCTTTCACTAACAACTAAGGATACAATGAATAGTGATACATTGCTGAGAATCTATCAGACAGTAATTAACACTAATCCAATCAAATTACAACCCCAAAGTGTATACAATGCCCCAAGATCCAGGAAATTAAGTATACTCAACGATTAAACAATATCTCCCCTTAATTAACAACTACCCACGCTATTTTTTTTATTAACTAACAACTATGCCCAAATTATCAACAATCGTTTCTAACATTAATGACACACAGACTATAGAAGAAAATGTATATATTCTTGCAAATTGTGTAGATGATAGTTATAAGAATGCATATGGAAGTAGAGAGATTAAATGTAAAGTAAGCAAGGGAAGAAAGTATTACAAATTAACATTTGATAATTCAGTACATTGCTTTGTAGATGTAAAGAATGGTGATGTATATAAAGCAGCAAGTTATAACAAACCTGCTAAACATGTAAGATATAACTTATTAACTAACCCTAACGATTGCTTCGCTAAATGTGATTGGGCAGGTGGATATTTGTATATGAGGTAATAACAAACAATGCTAATTCATTCACTAATTAACAACAATTCAATGAAGTTTTCCACAGGTAATTCACAATTAGCGGACATACTTGTGGAAAATAGTGTATATTTTAAATATGCAAATAAATGTATTAGAGTGTTATTTAAAGACTGTAATATAGACTCTAGTTAGTGTTATCTAAGAGCGTAACATACCGAGATTTTTTTGTCAACAACCTAACGAAATATGTCAAAACCCACTAATACCTTGACATTGCAATCGTTTTCGGTTATTATTACATTGTTAGCACAATTCCAATGGGAAGGACTTACAAACGTAATGACCCTTATTCATCACATAAAGCGAAATCTTTAAGGGAAAAACGTAAACAATCGAAGTCTAATTACAAGCAACAAAATGTTAACGATTCCACAAGTCCTGTGGAAAAGTATAACAAACCCCGCACACAGTTTAAAACACATACGGAGGACAATCACAGTGGACGAAACTAACTACAACCCCTTGCAATCTGATTGGGTTGATGATATGTTATTCGAGGACGATTACACCACCACAGATGAAACAATCAATGAGGATTAACCACACTATGTGTTAACTACATGCCCCTAATCGCCCCCCTATTCTTTGCCCTTTCTTGCCCTTTATTGCTATGACTAAAGTAACAACAATTCAATCACAATTTCCCCCTGTAGATGTTAAACTGTGGGAAAGAGGTAGGAAACACTTTTGGTCGTATAATTACCCTAATTGTAGTAAGTATGGACCCTTTAAATCTGAGAAGTTAGCATTACTTGATGCAACACGATTAACGGAGGGAAACTAATGACAATTCCAGGAAAGATTGCATCTATTCTTGATAATTACGATAAAGGATTACTAGGACTAAATGATACAATCGAAATGGCACAGTTGTTGATAGATACGGGGTTAAATGATACCCTGTTACAGTATCAACAATTATGTGATTATTACATAGCGGAAGGGTTATGTTATGATGTGCAATATGTGGAGTAATTAATACATAGTAGCATAACAGTTAATAACATATAGGGACAGTTATTTCCGTCCCTATATTAATAACTTCCCTATCGTTAACCTACAACAGTATCCTGCCGATAGAAAAATATTTCCCAGTAAAAAAATTCCCCCAGTATGTCGAGTCCCCAGAGGTTGAAAGAAAAACAAGACCTAGAAGAAAAGTATAAAGACTTGATAGGTCGCCCGTGGCCTGGTAGACGTTATCCAGGGTGCTACGAGGTTATACAGAAGTATGTCAAGATGGAATTGGACAGGGACTTGAAGAGTTTCGCAGGACTGTATACGTCTTTCAAGGATGAGGCGGTAGCAGAAGAGAATGGGGTATGGATTACAAAACCTCAGTGGGGTGAGCCATTAGACTTCTCAGTTATACAGAAGAATGACCTACTCCTCTATAAGATATACAGCGAGGCATTGGGAGGTGGTTACTCAGTGAAACTGAAGGATAGGTCACCCAATCATGGTGCAATGTATCTTGGTAATAAGTTTATTCTTCATCAGGTATGGCAAGAGGAAAGTAGAATAGATGACCTTACACATCCTTCTTGTATGTTATATCAGACATCTTGTGTAGGTGTAATTCGTGAGAGCACTACATAAAGCAGATGAGTGAAGAAAATGTAACTATTATGTCTAAAAGATACACCTTAGAAATACATGAGGATGAATATGGTGAGATATATCTACAATTACCTGACGAATTACTTTCAGAGTTTGACTGGGAAGTTGGTGATGTGTTAGAATATACAGAGGAGACAGATGGGTCTCTTTGTTTATCCCGTGTGAATGAATGAGATACAATCAGATTTGTTTAACGCTATTAGTGATTATTAACATTATTAGTCTTATAAAAAATTAGCGTCTGGAAAAAAATAGCGAGTGGCATTATGGGAAAATACGTGCATGGTGACGTAACCGAAACAATAGAACCAGAGATACCTCAGTTTGAGAGCGATGCAGAATTCATTAACTGGGCATTTCAAAAACAATCAGAAGCAATTAAGACTCTTACTAAGAGAGTAGAGTTCCTGGAATTGGCGTTGCAAAAAATCCCTCCTCCTGGTGCTGATATGATTAAGTATAAAATTCCAGGTGACGACCAATATTCTAACCTAAAGCAATTGCTGGATAATCTGTTTGAGAGACTAAATACCTTAGAAGAGAAGTCCCAATAGATGCCCGCATACGTCCAGGAGACTGGTAGAAGTTTTCCCAACCCTACTGAGAATGGTAACTTTGTGCAGACGTTTAAGCGTCCACCTAACGGAGACTATCGTTCACATGGAGACTACCCTGGGGTAGGTACTGGACAAGACTATAATATTACTTTCGAGGGTCATGGTCCAGGAAGTATGCCATTGGGTAAGGATATAGTTCATTACCTAGGCGATGATGACCCAACTATCCTAGGTGCTTCTAGGACTGCCATATACAGGCATTACAGAGGGTCTAAGGACGACCACAAGTATACCAATACTCCTGAGATACAAAGACAGGATATGGGTTGCGAGAATGAATCTTGGAAGAAAGCAGCGAGTGGATATAATAAAGAGCCTAGAAGTGGTGCCCCTGTCTTTTGGTTAAGTAAAAAGGCAGTAGAGAATGCTGTACCTATCAAGCAATGGTATTCTTATTGGCCTGATGATACCCAACTATGTGCTGGTAGTAACGTTCCTACTGGATTAAATGGCACAGGTTGTGGTAGAAACAAGTATGAGGAGTGTAATTTACTAGGATATGGGTTTGCTACAGAGGCACATGCTCAAGCATACTGTGGTCCAGGCGAAACACCAGTCCCTTTATACGAATATTTGCATCCTGACCCAGATCATTTCTATTGTATAGACCCAAGTGAGGAAGTAAACCTCGCTGACAACTCACCAGTTGCCCCTCTAAACGCTTTAGACAAGGAATATTCATATCTGGGTATCCTTGCTTGGGTATTTAAGACTGATATACCAGACCAACCCAACAAAACAGTCATTGATATTGGTAAGAAAGGTCCTACTGGGCAGTGTATTAATAAGTCTGGTTGGTATGCCTATACTAATGATGCTCAACAGGACTATGATGAAGCTGATGGTGGATGGTCTGAGTTCATGTATCGTCAGATGCGTGACAGTAGTGGTAATAATGTTGAAGGACCACCCTGTGTTAACGGTTGGGGTAACCCAGATAACGTAGAAGCACTATCAAATGATGCATTTTTCGAGTGGTCATATGGTTTAAGCGGTGCTGTTAAGGCAGCAGTGCCTAGATTCCTCGGTTTTGAGGACTCCTATGACTCACAATTCCTCTATTATCTGTATGATACGTCGTATCCGTGGAATGGACCTATATTTTCCTCACAGTATATCATCAGTAATGCTAAGTGTTGCCCTAATACCACTGACCCAGAGGGTTGTCCACAGTGTGCTCCAGTGTGGACCTACCATTCTCACTTCTATGAGATACGTGAAGACTCATGGGAGACTACAAAATCCCGTATTACCATCTCAGACCAGAGCTCAGTCGGTGTAAAGGAGTCATTTTTCACTATTGACACCGAAAGTAAGCGTATTTTCTTCCGTTATACTACCCGTACTGGTGATTGGAATAGCGGAGACCAGATAAATGGGTGGGATATTGTCTCAGTTTACTATTTTGGAGACCAATTGAAGTGCGGAGTAATGGAATTTACTCAATTTGGTGCGGTTGGACAGGATTTTACTTACCAACAAGCGTTTACAAGTAGTGATGGTGGTGAAATTGAGGTGTTAGCAGGTTACGGAATAGCAAATAAGGTCGCTTTTACTGGTGTATATGAATTTCCCAAGAAGGTTTCTTACTGGAAAGTCCAAATAAACCCAAAAGCACTCATTCCGTTTAGGACATTAGATGAAGCAAAGCTAGAAGCAGTCATAGATAACGATGGAAGTGTCGCTGCGGTCAATATTATTAATGGTGGTAGGGGTTTTGTCCAACCTACAATCTCTATAGTCCACCCTAGAGAGATGGAAGACTTCTCTCCTAACGATACTGCTAAGTTTATGGGTGATTCAGTCTCTATGGATGAGGACTGGAAGAAGACATTTAAGACACCAGAGTCCTCTCAGACCGTCCATGATCAAGTTAGAGACACCCAATCGACCTTTGGTGTCCATACAGGTGCAATTCCACTCCCTCAGGATAAGAATAAAGACCGTTTGAAGATGCGTAAAGCAACCCTAGAGATAGCTGAGTTGAATGCACTAGGTGTAATCAAGGCAGTAAGGGTAGTAGATGGTGGTGCAGGGTATTCACAGGCAGATTTACCTAAGATAATGGTAGTTGAACCTGAGCATATCAAGTGGGATCTACAAAAAGAGGACGGAGCACCCGACCCACAGGCATTTGGTGACACAGGTAAAGAGTTAACCGACGGTATTGGAGGTGGTATAGAGGGTGGTGTGCAAGGAATGGAAGAGGAAGGAAGCAATAGACAGTATATTGACTCATCATTTGAGCTTATTAAGTCGGGTAGAGCAGTAGATGTGCCTGATAGTTACATCCGTGCAGCAGAATTAATAGATGATACTACCTCATACTGTATGAATCTACCTGCTGGGTGTATCGAAATAGGTCCTGGTGTAGGTCAAGTCGCATCATCACTACCTGGTAGGGAGCAATTTGAGGTAGTGAGCTCTTTAAATCCAGGAATTGCACAGTTTGAGAAGGAAGTAATGCCTTTCGCACAGCAAGCTGCACAGCAGACTGACCAATATGTTGAGAATCAGTCGCACTTATACGGTCCTTTCGGTAAGGATAGGTGTATTAAGTCGGGTCAACCCAAACTTTACAACATTCAGAGGTGGTTTGACATCCCATGTGCGTATCTTGACGTGGGTGATGACGGTGAGCAGAAGGCATTTGGGTGGTTACCTTACAAATACTGTGCATCTCACGACGACCTTGCGTCATATAGAGTGTCTATTGAGTGTGAAGGTAAGGTTACTGGATCTCAAGGCGGTAACTTTATGGATTATATGAAGACTTTACCCAAACCTTTTATGATGCAACGCAGAGACGCACCAAATAATGCAGGTAAACGCATGTGGAATTGCAAGCGAGGCTCTATTAAGGGAAGATGTTACCGTGACCCTAACAATAGTGCGGACATTATATTCGTACCTGTGGGATTAGATGAGAATACTTGGGACTATAACCGTGCAGGGTTTACAGAATTAGAGCAATTGCAGATATGGGCGGGTACCAATATCAGTAGTAGTGCTGCGGTACAGACATGGTTGGGACATCCCACAGCAGGTGACCCAGCTGGCACACCTCACAGTGTGGACTATACAGCAATTACCGTTGCTACACCCACTAATGGGACTATACCACCTAACGAGTGTTGGGACAGTTACGTACGTGGTGTGAATGCAGCAGACGGACCGTTAGATGTGTACTGTGGATATGATAGTAACGGAAACGGTCTAGCAGGAAACACATGGTGTCAGACATCAGAGCTCTTTGATTCATGTGCTGCACTAGACAAATGTATGGATGCGTCAATTGCGGTTAACCCTAACCGTATTAGTGGTAGTGGTACCAATGCAAGAATGCTACTGGGACCCTATAATGGTACAATGACTGTGCGGAATAATCTAACAGGTAGTATTGAAGCACTAGATAGAGCTATACGGAATTATGGTAATCCATATTTCGATGAATGTAGTGAGCAAGACTCTTGGACTGACGGTACTACACTGAATGAGGACTTTAAGTAATGGCATACGGTTTCCTACGACCAGTATCATCCCTTAACGGACTACCTTGTAGTGGTCATGGACTCTGCTTGCCTTCTACTGTCCACTCTGTACAGGCATGTGGTACTCCACCAATACCTTATAGTATTACTATTAAGAATTTCACGTGTTGGTGGCCTCCGATGCCTCTCATTCCCATGATGCCAATCACCCCATTGCGGGCGACTGTGCTTGTGAATGGGATTCCTATCAGTTTGATGGGAGATACGTTCATTCCGCACATTTCTGTGTGTACAAATATAGTAGTATACATTTGTCCGTGCGGTAAAGCGATGTGTCCTATTCCCACACCCATTCCGTGTTCTATCCTAACTATAGAAGACATGGGTGGTATTGGACATATAAGGACTTTGATGGCAACAACGATAACCGTTTTTGCACTCAAGAGACCAATTGCAAGGATTCTGGATCCACTAGGGGTGGGATTCCCTGGATTTAGTTACCCTTGTTCATCAGTGGTTGCCTGGGGGCACCCAACTGTGTTAGCATCTTAGTAAATTAATTTAATTATGGCAAAATCAACAACTGGAGCATGGGGTACTGGGTCATATGTGATTCCTAACCCGAAGAAAACTCGTCAAGGGAGGAGTGCAAACACCAAATATGCAGCAACTTCTAGGAATGGCAAGAAGAAAGCATACAAAGGTCAAGGAAAGTGAGCTAAATAAAATGGTAAGAGTAGATATTGCCCAATTTGTTATAGATCAAGGTATGGTGTTAATAACCGACCCTAGATGTGATAAATATTTTCATAGCAAATTACAAGAATGCCATCATACAGATTCAGATCTGAAAAATATGTCTCCAGAGGATTCAAAGACTTAGCAATATCCTTTAATGCTAACCCTTCGACTGGAGATATTGGCGTGGTAAAAAATGTAAATGCTATAAAGCAATCGGTGCGTAATCTAATTCTTACCGAATTTGGAGAGAGACCATTTCAGCAGAATATCGGATCTCGTGTCAAAGCACTATTATTCGAACCATGGGATCCATTCTCAGTGGATTCCATCAAAGGAGAGATAATGAATTGTCTCCAAAGACTAGAACCACGAATTGAGGTTACTAATGTAAATATTCGAGATGAATCAGATACGAATGCAGCATTCGTTTCTATTGACTATACGATTGTAGGTGAGTCCCAAACACAAACAGTAGACTTTCTACTAGAAAGAGCGTAAAATGTCAGCTATTCCATCACAATTAACGTCGCTAGACTTCTTTGAAATCAAAGAATCCATCAAATCCTATCTTAGGACTCGAAAAGAGTTTACAGATTATGATTTTGAGGGAAGCTCTGCGTCTTATTTGATTGACATCCTCGCTTATAACACTTATTACACTGCCTTCAATGCTAATATGGCATTAAATGAGGCATTTTTAGAGACTGCTACTGTTAGAGATAACATTGTAAGGATTGCAAAGCAGTTAAACTACACCCCAAGGTCAATTAAGGCACCTAGGGCGTGTCTTAAAATCATTGCTCAGACAACTACTGCCTTAAATGGTACTACATTCCCCGAATTTGCTACTCTTCAGAAGGGTGATGTCTTTGTTGCAGAGAATGATAGTGATAATTTTACCTTTGCAGTGCTTCAGGACATTAAAGTCCCTGTAGATACCTCTACTGGACTAGCAACTTTCGATAATGTCTTGGTATATCAAGGTAATTTGATGTCATTCCACTATACAGTGGACTATACTAAGAAACAAGAATTCGTTATCCCTGCTGAAAACGTTGATACAGGTCTTTTGACCGTAGATATCAGTCCAAATGCTCAATCTTCAGAGACTGATACCTATAATTTGGTATCAAATGCTACAGCATTGAATGCAACCTCCAGAATTTACTATTTGGAGGAGACAGATGACCTTAGATACCGTCTTTTATTCGGAGATGGGGTCTTAGGACGTAAATTGATTGATGGAGAATTCATCACAATCAACTATGTTACCACTTATGGTGTTGAAGCTAACGGATGTCGTAATTTTGACTACATCGGCAACATAATTGACTCTGATGGAAGGGTAATTGCCCCTGCTGGCATCTCTATTCATACTAAAGACGCTTCTCAAGACGGTGAAGAGCGTGAAACTGGTCTATCAGTCAAGTTTAGAGCACCTAGAGCGTATGCAACCCAGAATAGAGCAGTTACTGAGAATGACTATGAGCATATAGTATCTGAAATCTACCCTCAGGCAGCATCTGTGACCGCTTATGGTGGTGAGAAACTATCTCCACCCATATATGGTAAGGTTTACATTGCAATTAGACCAAAAACGGGAAATAAACTCAATGCTAGTACAAAGGCAAGGATTAAAAACGATTTGAAGAAGTATTCTGTTGCTTCTATCGAGCCAGTCATCATTGACCCAACAAGTTTCTACCTTATTCCGAAATCTTACATTTACTACAATGGTGGAGAGACATCTTTGACTGGTGCTCAACTCGCAACTAAGGTTTTACAGGCAATTGACCAATTTAACACTACTCAACAGAATAATAGATTTGGAAATCGCTTAGATGGGTCTAAATTCGGTTCTATGATTGATAGTAGTGATACTGCTATATCAGGTAACGTTACTCAGATGACTTTAGGTCAAAATCTCGATAAATTCACCTTTGGTAACGTATTTACCCAATGCTTAGACTTTGGAAACCCACTTTTTGACCCATCTGACCTTGCAGGTGATAAAGATGGCGATGCTTGTGCTCCATCCTTCGCTGTAGTCAAATCTGGTACTTTTTATGCCACTGGTTACACTGAAGACCTCGTTAATTTGACACTTTCTGACGGATCTACAAATGCTCAGATAAGTAGTCCAGTAATTTCAACTAATACTGACAATGTTGTATTAGTTGCAGTAAATATTAGAGATGACGGTAAAGGAAACTTGATTCTAGTGACGAAGAGAGATGAGACTGAGGTAATCCTCAATCCAGCTGTCGGAACAGTTGATTATAAAACAGGTCAGGTCTGTGTCGGACCTATTGCTATTCAGGGCACCCCTGATGGCACTACCAGATTACCTATTCAGGTACTTCCAGCTGGTGGATCACTTACAATCCCACCAGGTGTTGACCCCTCAATCTTTAACCCAACAGTCAATCCAATTGACTACACAATCAACGATGTGTCAATCCCCAACTTCGATCCTAACAACTTTAATGGTTACAATTACGGTAACATTGGGGGTATAAATATCATTGATTATCCAACGGATGCATTCACGTATCCAGTCAGCGAATCTTGTTTCTAAGATAGATGCCTACGAAGAATATTAACGTATCGGATAGGGTAGAATACCAACTACCCGATTTCATTCGGCAGGAAGACAGACAACTTGTCAATTTCTTGTTTGAGTATTACAAGTCTCAAGAAAAAACGGGTAGACCGTATGATATCCTAAACAACCTTTTAGGATACCTAGATCTTGACCAGTATAGCTCAACGGAGTTGTCTAGTAGTACTAAACTGCTGAAGGATATTGGTGTCTATGATAAAAAGATTGAAGTAGAGGGAATTGATGGATTCCAACCCAGAAATGGGTCAATAATGATTGATAATGAGGTCATTTACTACGAAGACGTGACTCGTGGTCCTGATGTCATTATTACTCCAGGTATTTCGTTTAGTCAGTTTAATAAGAAGAAGCAACAACTAGAAAACCCCTTTGATTTGTTTGATGGCACTGAAACCATCTTCCCATTATCATTCTTAGGTACTCCTGTTGCTCCACCTTCTGCTGAACACTTAATTGTCATTACTTACAATGACATGAAGGTGCCTAATGTTGATTATTTCATAGAAGGGTCAAATATTCGTTTTACTGAGCCTCCTAGAATGAGGACAGGTGCAGACGATAGTCAATTTACTCAACTTACCTATTTGATTGGTTATTCTGATCAAGTAGTCCAAACTACAGATGCTATTCCTTATGAAGAGTGGCAGAATACTAAAAATTATCCATTACGAGTAAATACACAACCATATACTCCAACTTCTGAAATTGGATTGATTATTAAGAAGAATAATCGTCTTCAGGAGCCATATACTGATTATACTGTTTTCCAAGACAGAGTTGTCTTCAATAATCCTATTGGTGCTGCTGATTCTATCCATATTCGCTCTGTAGAGTATATCGCACCCCAATATGGGTCAGGTGCCTCTGCAATCGCTTCTGTGGACGACTCAGGGCAGATTACAGCACTAATTCCCAAGGAAGGTGGTAGCAAATATCGTATTGACTTCAACCCTAAGGTAACTATCCTATCAACTAGCGGTGGTGGTGCTACAGCAAGGTCTTTGATTGGTGGAATTAAGGATATAACCCTTATTGACGGTGGTCAAGGTTATACCTCATATAATCCACCCGTTCCAGTGTGTGCTCCCCCTACAAACTCCAACGGGACACCTGCGAAGCTGTCGCTTACCGTTGACGACACCACTGGTATGATTGATTCTATCACTATTACTAATAGTGGTAGTGGTTATGACTTTATTCCTGCGATTTCTTTCCAGAATCCAGGTGGAGCGAAGATTTCAGCACCTACTATCGATAGTGAGGGTAGAGTTAACATCGGTAGCATCGGTGTTACCGAGATGGGTCTCGGATATAGTAATCCACCAACTGTTTACATTGATCCAGCACCTGGTGACGGTATCAATGCTCAAGCAATAGCAAAAATTAACCAAGATGGTCAACTATATGAGATTAACGTAGTTAATCGTGGTAAAGGTTATACTTCCGTCCCTAGAGTCCAGATAATCGACCCAATTGGTGCTCAAGTCCTTGATGTGACTGTTGCATCTGGTTCTGTTACTAATATTGAGATGTTAACAGGTGGTCAGGGTTATACTGATGCTCCATCTGTCTATATTGTTGATGATCGCAAGGATGCTTACGGTGTACCTGTAGGCGGTACTGGTGCTACTGCTGCTGCCACCATTTTTAACGGTGAAATCACTGATATCAACATTACCAACTTTGGTACTGGATATTCGACTGAATTCCCACCTAAAATCTACATTGCTGAACCTCAGAAGGCAAGAGCATCGGTAGATGTAGGATTTGACCAAGTTACTGGTTTTGATATCCTAGAAGAGGGTATAGGATATGCTCCTAGTGCTTTCTTGGAGTGTTCTAGAGGAGTTTCAGGTCCTGTTGCTTATGATAACCTCCATAACGAGATTTATGCTGGTGAAGCTGCTCTAAGGCAGTCAAATCATAATAGTGGACAGACAGTTGTCAATTTAGACTCTTTATTCATCAAAGAAGTCTTCGATAAGTTTAGGAGACAGTATTTACCGACTATTGACATTGATTTTACGTCAATTGACCCAGTTCAGGTAATTAAGAATATTACTGACTTCTATATCTCAAAAGGTACTAAATTAGCGACTCAATACCTCTTTAAAATCCTATTTGGTGAAGAAGTCGATATTTACTATCCAAAAGATGAGATTATTAGTCCATCTCACGCTACTTGGGTTGTAGATACCGTTTTAAGGGCAGAATTGATTTCTGGAGACCCTTCAAACCTAATTGACTCTGAAGTTAATCAATATACCGACCCAGTAGACAATAATGTCAAAGATGCAAGTGCTCTGATTGAAAATGTCATCACAATCATCGAAGGTACTGATGTTATCTACGAATTAGCGATTTCCGAAGAAACTTTGGAAGGATCCTTCGTAATTCCTTACAAAACCAAACTTGTAGAGCCATTAACGACTACAGGGCAGATTATTACCGTTGACTCGACTATTGGATGGCCTGAGAGGAATGGTACCATCATTCTTAACGATGATGAGCAAGTTCAGTATAAAGAGAAGTCTTTAAACCAATTTATCGAGTGTACTCGCTCTAAAAACGGACTTGTCGAAGATTGGGATCCTGGTACGATTATTTACTCGGATATTTTCGTTTATACCAATAGAGGCACTGCACAAGAGTGTAAATTGCGTATTTTGGGTATTGCCGAAGCTGGAACGACTGTATTGGATAATACGGGTAGTTATTACCTAAAAGGCGATAAATTGAAGGTTGCAAACCTTGGATCGACCGCAGAAGACCAAAGATTGAGTTCTTGGTTATATAACGTTAAAAAACTCATCCAAGTTGCATCTGTAACCCCAGGAGGAGTTAATAACCAAACTGCGACTATTGTTTGCGATAATCCACATGGATTACTCGTTGAAGACACTGTAACCATCTATGGTGCAAACCCAGTTGTTTATAATGGCACATTTGTCGTTACATCTCGTTTGGACGCATATTCCTTCTCATATGAGATTGCAACTCCTACAGAGATTATTCCTCAAGGAAATATCCTACTTTCCGTTGATTTGAATAGAGGTAAGTCAACTGTTACTTCAATCAACAAAGTTGTTAGTGAATTCACTACTAACATCCAAAATTCCTTCTTTAACGATGAATACGTTTATGTTGCAGCATCTGGTCTTCCAAACTACAAAATAGGACCTTTTACAGGATCTGCACTTATTCCTGGTAACCAAAGGAAACTTCTTCGTTTCCCACGACTTGTACAGACTATTTCCGAACGTAAAGACGTTGCAGCAGGTACCTCAATTGGTGCTTGGGTTAATGGTGTTTCTATCTGGTCTTACAAGTCTAAAGAGTATGTCCAGTTTGGACCTATCACTAATATCAGTGTAGATGAAGTAGGTGAAGGATATGACGCTGGTGCTAAACCAAACCTTGAAATTACAGGTGGTGGTGGATCTGGTGCTGTTGCTGAAGTTATAGTTAATGGTAGTCTTCAAAGTTTCGATGTAACTGCTGAAGGTACTGGTTACACAGAATCACCTCTAGTATCCATTGTTGGAGGTGGTGGTATCGGTGCTACTGCTCAAGCAGTTATTACTGGTGGTAGAGTAACAAGAATTCTAGTTGAGCAACCAGGATCTGGTTATACATCACAACCTAGTGTTTCTATCACAGGTGGTGGAGGTACTGGAGCAGAAGCAACTGCAAACGTTAGAGGTGCTATTTCTAGCATCAGTATTATTAATCCAGGTACAGGATATACTTCTCTACCTTCTGTTAGAGTTAACTCTGGTGAGAATGCTTTAGCACAACCAATCGTTATTAACGGTAGAATCGTATCTATCGCTATTATTAACTCTGGTAATTCTTATACAACTGCTCCTAATGTCATTATTAATGGTGATGGATTTGGTGCTATTGCTAGAGCAACTATCGGCACAATCGGAGAAGATAAAGGTCGTGTATTAGGTGTAACTATTACCAACAAGGGTATTGGGTATACACAAGGAATGACCACCGTTAGACTCGAAGCAGTGGGTCAATTAGCGTCATTTACACCTACTGTATATCAGTGGAATAGAAACCTAGAATTTGACCTTGCTGACAATTATGACATAGCAAGTGGTTATGTATTCACTGGATATAACAACCAGTTTGGTGGTGAGTATGCTCACTTATCAGATCCTAAAGAATTGAGATATGTTGTTGGAGATAACGTATTCCTCAATCCTGTTACACAACAATTCCAAGAATTAGCATCCAACTATAAGCACTCTCCTATTATAGGTTGGGCTTATGATGGTAACCCAATTTATGGTCCTTATGGATATATCGATCCTACTGACCAGAATAGTGGTATCAGAAGGATGCGTACCTCATATAAGTTAAAGACTAATGTTGTATATGATGAAACAACTAATCCTAACCCTGCTCGTATAGATGGTCCATCACTTAGTACCTATCCTGCTGGTCAGTTTGTTGCTGACTATTATTACGATTTCCAGTCTGGTGACCTTGACAATTACAACGGTAGATTCTGTAAAACACCTGAGTATCCAGAGGGCACATATGCCTACTTTATCACTATCGACAGTAGTGACGCAGGTATAGCACAATTCCCATATATTATGGGTCCTCAGTTTAACTCACTACCAGATGATTGGAACTTCTCTCAAGTTGCAACTCAGGAGAATATCCCATCAGGTGTTGTCCGTTATAGAGACCCATTTGCTGAAGTTGACATTGATGTTGACCGTCAACCTAACCAAGAAGCAGATGTCCTTACTACTGAGATAGAAGGATATCCTTTAATCTTTGAAATTCAAGACTCCAATAATGATGGAATTATTGATGCTGATGAGCAACAAGAAATTCTTGAAATGTCGGAGGAGGCAACGCTACAGATATACGATTACTTTCCTTCTGTATCAACGGAATCCAGAGTTGACATCGAAGTTGAAACAACCACCCAATTTGAAAACGCTCAAATCGACGGATTCGTAGTTGAGAATCCAGGTGAATCTTATCAGGTAAATGACACCGTATTCTTCGATAACGAAGGTACTGGTGGTTTTGGTGCATCTGCACTTATTGAATCTGTTAAGGGTCAACAAATCGTTTCTTATAATAAGGAGATGATTGGTGACCGTCCCTATGGTCATATTACTACATCAGAGGGACATGAGCTTCGTCAACAAGATGAAGTTATTGTTAACTCACGTCCTGTCATTGATAACACCAATAAAGTCTACCGTGTTAAGGTTGTAGCAGGTGTTGAAAGAATTAACGTCCTTCAGGAAGGTAGTGGATACGTTGAAGATATTCCACCAACATTTGAGGTTATCACTCCTCAAGGACAGGATGCTCAACTAGAGATTAGACGTGAGATGACAGGTCAAGTTGAAACTGTCAATATCATTAACTCTGGTAATGGTTATGATGAAGATAATCCTCCTCAAATCAGAGTATCACATCCACAGCAATTTAAAAAGACTCGTTATTGGTTGTCTGAATACCATGAGGCAACTGGTACAATTAATGTACATCATACAATTCAATCACCTGACCGATATACCTATATTTGCGGTAGTATCACTGAGACTGATGGTGATATGGCAGCATTCCTTGCCAAGTTTGATGACCTAGGTCAGCTCATTTGGGAAAGGACTCTAATACCTCAAAACGTAGGTCAGAAGAAACTTGAATTTGCAAGAATGCATCTTGATTCAAGTCTTGAGAATGACATGATATATGTCACAGGACATTATTATGACCCCAACAATGCTACATTCAATCCTGATGTTTGGATGGGTCTATATGAGTCTGGATTTAATAATGCTAATGCTCCTGATGGTATCCTCAAATGGCAGAAAGCAATTGCAGGTATCTCTGGTAGCACCCGTAGAGATTGGGTAACTTCTATCTGCTTAGACCAAGATAAGAATATCTACCTTGCAGGTTATACTGATTCTAACTCACCAGATCCTAATGATATGTGGGTTATCCAGTGTGACTTGGATGGAGACTTAGTTGAGAAACGTAAGATTGCATCTGAGGATGGTGATGAGGAATTACATCAAATTCAGTGGATATCTGATGACAACTTTATGTTTGTCGGTGTCAACAAAGAAAATAATGATGTATTATTTGGTGTCTTCTATTATGATGGTGCAAACATTGAAATTAGTTGGATTCGTCAAGTCCCTGTTACTGGTGGATATGTAAGAAATCCACGTTTCGTTATTGACGAATATCAAGATGTTGTCCTTATTTGGGACATCTATGATAATGGTGCTGCTAAGTTTGACAGCATTCAAATTAATAAATTCCCATTAGCAACTGCTAATACTCAATGGGAATGGACTAAGACTGTTACTGTTTCTGGTAGTATTGATTCAATCAATCATGCTGGTATTAGTGTTGACGTATTTGGCAACTATACTCTTATCAGTGATGTAGTAGAGAGTCAGAATCAGCGTTATTCTATCATCCATTACATGAAGTATGATGGTAGTATTATCTCAGAAACTAAAGTTGATGATACAGTCAACATTGGTTGGCAAGCAAAAGACCATGTTGTTGATAACTCTGGTGATTGCATTGTTACTCTTAATCGTAAGCAATCTGACCAATTAGCATCATATCGTTTTGATACTGCTGGTGATATTGACTTTGATAACACTAAGCAGAATACAGCAACATTCAACATTTATTCTGTACCTGATGCATCATTAGATACATCATTCTACAGATTTGGTACTTCCGCACTAAAACTAAGTGCAGTTTGCCCAATTAAACTTTCAGGTTATAATCTTCAAAATCCTGAGTGGTCTTTCCAAGGTTGGTTCTCTCTAGCAACTGCACAACAGTCTGCACAGAATACCAAACCAATATTCTTTGATTTAACTCCTATTGCTGGAGATTCTATTCAAGTTGAGCTTGATGGAGATTCAAATAGTGCAAACTTCGAGAAATGGGTATTATACGTTAATAGTGTTGAGGTTGCAGTTTCTACCTCTGCTACTAACTGGACTGCATTTGCAGGTGCTGCTTGGTGTCATGTAACCTTCCAGAAGAGAGAAGAGTCACTTGGTTTATACCGTTATGAAGTATTCATTAATGGTAACCAACAAGTAAGTTATCAGAGCACATCTGATATTAGTTTACAGGATATGACCATTGCTGGTAAGTATTCTGGACCTGTAGCTGGTAACTCATTCATTGGTTGGATTGATGACCTTGTAGTTGATGATAAGGCACCATATGCTACTGCTGCATATACAATGCCTTCTGACCAACTTCCAGTAACCACATCTGATTCTGATATTGCTTTAGTTAAGTTTGATAGACTTCACAGTCGTCGTGGATCATATACTGCTACTGGAATTGATAAGTATACTAATTTTGCTCTAACTGATATTTCAACTCAAACTACATGGGTTGCTCTCAGTGCTGGTGCTATTACATTATGGGAAGCAGGTCCTGGTGGTCTTCAGATATTGGATATGTCTCAGGCACCTTCCACTTATATTCCTGGCACATACACATTAACGCAGAAACAATATCAATATGCATCTAAGACTTCTACTATTCCTTCACCACAAGGTAAGAAGTTACTCATTACTGCTGATGTAATCAGTAAGTTCTACATGCGTGATGCATTGTATCAGAAGATTGATAATGTAATGGAGTTTACCTTCAGTCAAGATATTAAGTTGACTAAGGGTTCTATTATCCAACAATTCAACACAGCTGGTGTAACTCAAGCATATGGCACCATTGTAGAAGTTCCAACAGGAACTCTATTAAATCCTGGTGTTGGCACCAAGTATAAAGTTGGTAAGATTTACGGTACATTCAATAACACAGACCGTTATAGGACTGATGTTGGTGATGTTAACCAGATTGCTGGTACATATTTCAATACTGAAGAGCCTGAATCTCCTTGGGCAGCAGGTACAGCATATGCTCAGGGTGATAGAGTATACAGTGATAAGAAGATTTACGAAGCACAAGGTGCTGGTACTTCTGGTACTATTACTCCAGAACATACTGCTGGTGTCCAGAGTGATGGCGTAATCAACTGGGCATTCATTGATGATGCAGGTAAGTTTACTATTGATTTAACTCAGCATCCTTATCCACGTCCTCAGTATCTTGGCATGGATATGCCTGAATGGGATAGTGGTCTTCTATATGTTGAAGGACAAAAAGTTTGGCATAAACTAAACGTTTATACCGTTGCATCGGGTGGTGCTGGAGTTGCTGGCACTACACCACCTGTTCATGATACTGGAGATGCATCAGATGGTGGTGTAACTTGGAGTCACGTTTCTACTAGCGAATCCATTGCCACTTATACAAGACATCTTCCTTATGACCAAGGTAATAATTATTCAGTCCAAATTCAAGAGATTCATCCTGGATCAACTTATATTCCAGAAGACGTTGTAAGTCTTAACTCTGGTAACGTTACTGTTGCTGAAGATGAGAAGAGTGTTGTTATCTCTGGGTTTGCATCAGTTAAGAAGATAACTGTTACTGCTCGTCTGGAAAAAGACCTCATACGCACAGCAACGGCCAGAACTAATCAAATCTATTGCACATCAAATAGTGCTCATGGATTTAAAGTAGGTGATATTCTATTCACTGAAGGATTCCAAGGTTTACAATTCAATGGTAGTTTCTTTGTTGACCAAGTAATTGGCACTAGAGAATTTACATTTGGTATTAGAGAAGTTGCACTAGATGATCCTGCATTTAATGCTAATGCTATTAGTAACATTAACATATATGCGAAGCATCCTACATTAGAATTTACTAGAAGTCATCAGTATGTCTTTGATATCTCTGATACAACTAACTTCGGATATTACCTATCATTCTCTCAAGATAACCAGTATAAACTAGAATACTCTTTCAATAACATTGAAAGGTCTGGTACTCCTGGTGTTCCTTCTGGTGGTGGATCTTACCCATTCGTTAAATTCTCTGTATTGGGTGATGTAACTAATATCTCTTACTACTTTGACCCATCTAGGGTTGGTGCTAATTCACCTGTTGGGGAGAATTCATTCATCGATGTTATCACAACTCCTTTCGATGGTACCTTTGCAATCTCTGAGATTGTAAGTGATACTGAATTCAAATTCCCTCTACTTAAAGAGCCAGAGAGACAATCAGCTGAAATAATTAACGACGAATTTGATAATCCATATTCCTATTATTCAACTACTTCTCTAAGAGCAGTTGGACCTATCAATAGTATTAAACTGGTATCTGCTGGTGGTTTCTATCAGAAGTTACCTATCATTAGTGACATTGCATCATTCAGACAGATTGAGAAGGTTGTTATTACCTCTGGTGGTACTGAATATGCTCCAGGTGTTTACTATGATGTCCCTATCGCTGGAGATGGTGAAGGTGCTAAGTGTACTGTTACCGTTGAAGTTGATGATACTGTTGGATCTGGCACACTAACCAACGTTGCTGTAACTGACCCAGGTAAAGGATATACAACTGCATCTATTGATATTGATGCTATTCCTGGTATATTGGGTAGTCAGTTAGCAGGTTCTGGTGGTGCAGTTAATGTTGTTATTCCAGAAGAAGGCACAGGTGCATCTGTATTCTTAACAGGTACTAATATTGGTAAGATTAAGAGACTGAAGAATAATGAATTTGGTTTCGGTTATTCTCATGACTATACTCTAAAACCAGAGATTACATTCCCTGTTAACTTACAACTCTTTAATACTTCAATTCTAAGTCAGATTACTATCACAAATCCAGGTTCTGGATATACTTCAACTCCTGCTGTTGTAATCACAGGTGGTGGTGGATCTGGTGCTTCTGCTGAAGCAGTTGTTAAGAATAATCGTCTTAATGAGATTATCATTAAGAATCCTGGTTCTGGTTACTCTTCTGAACCAACTGTTACTCTTAAATCAGAATTTAACTACGTTGTTAACTTAGACCTTAATTATCTACAATTTAACTTCCCGCACGGTATTACAACTGGTGCCGAAGTTCAGTTTAGGGCAGATACAATTGGTACTACAGTTGGTGAATTACCAAAACCAAGTACCGCAGGTTTAACCAGTTTGGTTGAAGGACAGGTTTACTATGCTATTGCTGGTGAAGCAGCAGGTCTTGAATCTGACCAGATAAGATTTGGTCTTACTTTACAATCAGCACAAGCTGGTGATTATATTACCTTCCTAACTCAAGGTGAAGGTCGTCAGACACTTCTTACTGAAGTATTTGGTGGTAAAGCAACTGCTGTTGTAGAAACCTCCAGATTCCTTGAAGGTGAAGAAGTATTCCAAGGATCTACTGTTGAAACTTCTACTGCTACAGGTATTGTTTCTACAAATACTGGTTGGCAAATAGGTCCTAAGATTCTTAAGATTGTTGATTATACTGGTGATTGGAAAGCAGGTGAAAAGGTAACTGGTATTATCTCTAAAGCATCTGGTATTATCGATAACTTGAGTATTGCTCGTGGTGTATTGAATATTGGTTCTCTAACTGAAACTCCAGGTAGATTCATCGATGATATTGGTAAACCATCTGAGATTGTCCAGAAGATTCAAGATAGTTTCTTCTATCAGAATTTCTCTTATGTTGTTAAGTCTGAAACACCAATTACTGAGTGGAAAACTCAAGTCCTTGAGAATAACCACCCAGCAGGTTTCAACATGTTTGGTCAGTTACAACTGACTGGTGGTAAGGACGTATCTGGACGTAAGATTGGTACTGAGTTTACTAAACAGGTTAACATTAACAACTATAGTAATGTAAACCAAATCACATCATTTGGTGCTGCACAACCAATCTATACTGATTACAACAATACCGAGGTTCTCTTCCGTAAGAAGCGTTTGACATCTTCTGAGGAAATCTTAACTTCTATTGTTAAGAAATTAGATGATATTTCACCACAGTTTAATGGTATAGACAAGCAATTCCCAATTACTGTTGAAGGTGAGCAAGTAATTGTCCAACAGAATCAGTTGATGATTACACTTAACGGTGTTATTCAGGCACCTGGTGAATCTTATCAAGTTGTTGGTCCTAACTTAGTATTCTCTGAGCCACCTAAACCAGCATCTAAAGTTAACTATAGAATCTTAGGAGTTACTCCTACACCTATCTACAGAATTGCACTTTACACTTCTGGTGGTGGATCTAACTACGGTATTTTCCCAACTTTAGGACAAACAGTCCAAGGTGTATTCTCTGATGCTTTTGGTACTGTAATTGATTCAGGATTGAATCATATTGATGTTATTAATGTCGGTCCTGGTACCTTCCAACTTAACGAAGAAATTGTAAGAGGTGAAATCTTCTCTGCTCTAGTTGAATCTGTAACTCTAGTTAACACTGAAACTATCTTTAGATTCGGTGAAAGTGTTACTAACCTTGAAGGTGACACTGCTATCATTGAAGAGACTAACGTTGTCGATGGTGTTGTAAATGACCGTCTAGTTGTTTCTAAGACTTCAGGTACTGCTAAATTTGAGACTGGTATCTTTGATCTTAAACTTAACGAGTATATCTACTCTGCATCTTCTAAGATTGCTGGACAGATTACATTTATCTCTCCATACGTTGATCCTATCACTTCTGAGGTTGTTGACGAATTAATCATTAATAGAGGGTCTACTTTCTTCGGATTACTGTTTGAGCGTCTTGTAAGTCTTGAAAATCCAAATGTTATCCTAGATGACATTTCACAGTCTTCTATTACTCCTACAGAGCTTTATAATGATGAAGAGCGTATTAACGCTGATTTCCTTGATTTTGAAGAAGTAAGAACTACAGAAATCACTTATACCAATCTTGCTAACGGAAATATCGAAGTTGGCGATAGAATCGTTTCTAAAGACGTAGATTATGGAAACCCCGTTTCTACATTCCACGGAATCGCTGGAAACAGATTTTTAGACGCAAAACGTAACGTTGCTAATAATAAGCAAGAAATCATCGATTTTGCCGAAGCAAGCATTGCAATTGACTATCCTGACTATTATTTCCCTTCAGATGTTATTACTAACAACTGGAGTAGATTTAAAGACGCATATCGCTTAATTCAGAAGAATAAAGCAATGATTGCTGGAATGGCATTTGATGATATGAAGACGCAGTATCCTAGCTCTTCTATTCCTTCAGATGCAAAATGTAAGAGAGATATTGAATATTTCGTTGATGCATTAGCAATTGACATGTATGCAGGTGGTAACCGCTATACTCGTAAGTTCTGTCAGCAGTACTTCGATGTAAATGGCACCTTCACATACATCAATGGCCAAAGTGCAGAAACTAAGTTTGCTTACGAAAAAGCGACTGATAGAATGAATGCTGCTCTTGCTAACCAGTATTCAGGAACAATCAGTGCTGTAAACTCTGGTGACTCTTGGACTGCATATCAAGACACTACTATTACTGCTGACCCTTCACCTGGCGATGATTACGGTACAAACGGTAGTAATGCTTCAAATACCGATGCTAACAATTGCTCTGATGTCCAAGCAGCAGTTACTACTTTATGGAATATTGTAGAGACTACTCTTACTAATGGTAACCTTGGTGAATTGCCTGATGAAACAGAAGGCACATATTCACCTCACCAAGAGAAGTGTCGTCGTGACCTTGGTTATATGATTGATGCTCTTGCTAACGACCTTGGATCTGGTGGTAACTTTAATATTGTTGAATTCACTAAGAAATTCTTCGATGACGCTGGTGTGCCTCTAACTAACGGTATTGTTGGTGAAGAAGCAGAAGCAGTTCATGCTTTCACACAAGCAGCAGAATTGGCGAAACGTGCTATCAATAACTTGATGTATTGGAAGGATTTAAGTGGTATTGGATATAACTTAAATGACCCAACTACTTACTCTGGTGGTACTGCTCCTGCACATCGTTACGATGCAAACTACGGTACAGGTAATAATCAGGATATTGCTAACTGTGCAAACGTTAAGACCTATATTGACACCTTAGCTGGTATTGCAACTACTGCAATGACTGCTGGTAACCTTACCAATGTTAATGCACTTGCAAGCATCACAGATGGTACATTCCAAGATGGTGAGACTGTAAGAACTACAAAACTTGCATATAAGGATAAGTCCACTGGATTGTTTGCTACTGGTGATGTAATTAAAGGTGTAACATCTGGTGCTAGTGCTACTTCTATTGGTGCTAACTCTGGTCTTAAGTGGATATTTACCTCAGGTATCACTGGAAACTTCCAGTTAAATGAAATTATTACCAATTCTACCTTAACAGTCCAAGGTGCTGTAACACAGTCTGTGATTGTTAAGAAACCAGAATTGACAGGAACTAAGTCAATATACATTCCTACATCTGGATATATCGCTGCTGCTGATAGTTACGATTATAACTTCGGTACAGGTGACTTTACTATCTCTGGTTGGTTTAGACCAGGAGTTAACGTTGGTACTCAATATCTGTTTGATTTACGTCGTCTTGATGTTAACTCTGGACTTAATGTCCGTTTTGATGGACAACAATTAAAAGTTTATAATGGCACAACTTTAGGCATCTCTTCTACTAACGTATTCACTACAACTGGTACTTGGTATCATATTGAGATTGTTAGATCATCTAACGTTACTCAGGCATATGTTAACGGTGCTCAAGTTGGTGCTAACTGGACTGATAATAATGATTACCAATATGCACCATTCTGGCTTGGAATGTCATTCCAGACTTTAAGTGGATGGACTGGACATATTGATAACTTCTACGTTAAGAAAGGTGTTGCTGACCACTCTTCTGGATTTACACCTTCTAATCAATTTGATCCTAACGAACTTAATATTGTCCTAGGATTAGATGGTGAAGCACCATTTATTGTATCTACAACTTCTGTATATGCAACTTACACTGGACAGAATACTTCTTCTGCTACTGCTAAGAAAGTTGATTATGATGAGCGTGATATCATTATTGAAGATGTTGACTTAGGTCGTCAAGAATATAGAAACTGTGCAGATATCCTTGACCTTAATGGTCCTTGGATTGCTGAAGAAGCAGTTGGTATGATGAAGGCTACGTTTAGTGACTTTACAATTAGAGGTGACGATCCTGCTTCTAATTTCTACGGTGGTACCAATACATGTATTAGAGACACTAAAGATTACATCTTAGGTGCTATCATTAAAGACCTTCATGAAGGTGGAAACTATCATACCCTTTATACTGCAAGGACTTATCTAACTGCTTCAGGTAAGTTAGATCACATTCAGGAAGAAGTGCTTCAAGCATTGTATACATGGGATAAAGTTGTTGACCTTTGTATCACAGTCTTGACAACTACAAGCTCAGATCTTGCTGGTACATACACAAGTAAATTAAGAGTACCTAATAACTTCTCTACACCTGCATCTACTGCGGTACAGGATTATATTAAAGCATTAGGTAGAGATTTACTTGAAGTTGTTGCTCCTAACGATGTTAGGTTTAGAGATTCAGGTGTCTTGATCTGGAAGAATAGAGATTATATTGCAGAAGAAACTGCTGAGTATATTCAGAACAAGTATCAGCAGACAATCAATTCTACTAATTATGATTTCCTTGAAATGCCTGGATATGGTCAACCATATTGTGAGAGAGATATTAAAGACCATATTCTCCCAGCTGTAATTAATGACCTTTGCACAGGTGGTACTTATCAGACACAACATGTCATCGATAACTACCTAGATTCCAACCAGAACATTTTACATGTTGAGCATGAGATTAATCCTATGCTTGACGCTATTGAGTTTGCCAAGATGCTTTGCATGAAGGCACTTAATAACCTTCTTCTATCTCCAGGTGAAGTTGCTGCTGAGTTTGGAGTTCCTGCTCAAGTTCAGGAGGATTACTATTCACCACTATACACAACTAATACTGCATATAGAGATGACACAATTGTAATTGAGGATGAAGGATTCCCTTATGCAACTCGCTCACAAAATGACAGATTCCTTGATGCTGTTGAAATGATTCAACGTAACAAGCACGTCATTGCTAAAGAAGTTGTTGGAGTCATGAATGACCTTTCTAAGTTTGAAGGACTCAACATTCCTGGCGGGGCTGTTAACTGTGAGGATGACGTACTTGACATGATTGATTCTATCAGTCATGATATACAGTATGACTGTAACGAGAAAACATACGATGCTGCTGCATTGTATATCGAAACAGAGGATAACTCACTTAAGCATATCGAAGGTGAATGGGAAGCATCTATCACTGTAGTTAAACTACTTCGTGATATGTGTGCTCTTGTAATGCGTAATGCATTAGGTAGAGACTACCATGATGAGGGTAACCCAGAATTCAAACCTGTAGAAACTTATGAGCAGAATCCTAGAGAAGAAGTTTATAAACTTTGTGGAGATGCTATTGATGGAAACATACGCTATATTGCTGAACAAGCGGTTGCAGAAGGCACTAAACAATTCCCGTCGTTAAACATTCCTGGTGGTCCTATCAACTGCGTCCATGACGTAACTGATATCCTCCGTGCAATGGTATTCAACCTTAAGTATGGTGGAAACAACTACCTACAGTATGGTACAGAATTCTATGTTAACTCTGGTGGTAACTTACTACACGTAACATCTCAGGCAACTGAGTCTGTATGGATTGTTAATAAGGCAAAAGAATATGCAATCCGTGCGATGAAGGATCAGATTATTACTAATAATGCTGGTCACTCAGTAAATCAAAGATTCTACGACGCAACACCTAAGCCTACTAACAGACTGTTTATCTCTAACCCAGCTGGTACTGGACAAGGTGCTGGTGGTGGAGGTGGTGGTATTACAACCACTATGAATAATAGCCTAACTAGAGACTTTAGTTTCGGTGAATCTAATATTTCCACTTCAGATAGTAGTATTGGTATTACACCTGATGAAGATGCTGTATTCCGTCTTGTAACTACACTTCCAAGTTCCTCTCCTGTAGATTGCACATTGTTTGAAGCAGGTAGTGCAACTTCTGGTGTTTGGTTAGGTATCAGAGACAGTGGCACATATCTAAGACTTCGTGCAGGTACTGCAACAAATTCATATTCTGGTGGTGCTTCTTATACATCAGATACTGGTCTTGCAATGCTTGACCTACAAATTAGTAATCTAACATCTTACTTTGATGGTGGTGACCACGAAATATCATTTGAGATTCGTGTTGGTGGTGACATCGGTACTGGTCCAGGACGTGTTAAGATGTGGATTGATGGCACCCCTGTTGGTGAAGCAACTACACCTGGTCAGACTAACACTGGTTTAACTGGTGGTAGTGGTATCTTTGCTGATGCAGATTATGCTGGATTCGGTGTTACTACCAGCTCACGTCCAAACGGAGAGCCAGTACAGACTAATACATTCGTTGTTAATGTCGGACCTACACCTAAGATTGCATACGATGTATCACATGCTGATTACGATGCAAGCACTGGTGACCTAGTATTGAATGTTGGTTCACATGACTTTACTAATAATACTAAGATTCAACTTAAGACTAATTCCTTAATCTTTAGTTGCACACAAGATGGTAATGCTACTAATCATTCATATCCTCGCTCTGGTGACCCTGTTGGTAATACAGCAGTAGATATTATTGATGTTGGAGTTCTACCATTCACTCCTACTGATGCTGCATACAACCCACATTCGGGTGTAATGACAGTTACAGTACCAAGTCATAACTTCGCTGATTCTACAACTCATACTGCAACTGATGCTGACTATGACCCTGACAGTGGTATTCTTGAAGTAACTATTCCTGGACATGGATTCAGTACTGGTGACCAAGTTAAGATTCATACTGGATCTTTAGTATTCACATGCTCTCAGGACAATCATGGGTCTAATCATGGATATCCTAGAGAGAAGGATCCAGCTGGCGACCAGTGGTTAGCAATTGAAGAAGTAACACTCAATACTTTTAAAGTCCAAGTTGGTCAAACTGCTAAGAGAGAATATGATGTCTCTAATGCTACCTACGACCAAGCAACTGGAGAATTAATGCTTGATGTTGGTGACCATAACTTTGTTGAGGCAACTAACCATGTAGCAACTGATGCTGAGTTTACCGCTAAAACAGGTATGCTTAAGATTCATGCTTCTAAGCATGGATTCGGTAATGGTGACCAGATCCTGATTCAGGATAACTCCATGACATTCACATGTGACATGGATAACCATTATACTAACCACGTATATCCAAGGTCTACTGACCCTGCAAGTGGTAAGTGGTTGGCAGTAGAGAATGCTACTGAGGATTCATTCGAGGTTAATATCGGTGAGTCTCCTATCAAACATTTCACACCATCAGGTGCTTCTTATAATTCAGCAACTGGTGAGTTGACTCTTACTATTGGTGCTCACCAATTAAGCACTGGTACACACGTTAAGATTACACCTTACTCTCTTAACTTCACATGTGCAATGGACAACTATAAGTCCATTCACCCATATCCTAGGATAACTGACCCAGTACATAATGAGCCTATTGCAATTACTGGCACAACTTCTAATAGTATTACTCTTAATGTTGGTACTACACCTCAGGTTAATTTCACACCAACAGATGCAGATTACGATCCTCTATCAGGTGACTTAGTATTACATATTGGTAATCATGATTTACGTGGACGTAGCAGATATCCAGTAAGTAATGCTCAGTATAATCCTCTTACTGGTATTATGACCATCACATCTAATGGACATAATATTGGTAATGGTGACATGGTTAAGATTAAGCCTAACAGCTTGACCTTTACATGTGACATGGATGGTAATGCAACTGAGCACTCATATCCAAGACTTACAGACCCTGTTGCTGGACAATGGTTACCTGTAACTGGATCTACAACAAATACATTTAATGTTAACGTTGGTATGTCAACTAGCGTTAATTTAACTCCTTCTGCTGTTGACTTCACACCTACTACAGGTTTGATGAAGATGACTCTGGGCAACAACTGGTTGAAAGGTCCTGAGACACATCATAATACAAGTGCTGCATATAACCCAACTACGGGTATTATGACTCTTACTATTGTTGACCACGGATTCAGCAATGGTGATAGAGTTATGATTGCTAAGAATTCTATCAACTTCAATTGCACCCTTGACGGTGGGTTTAGTGAGCACCGTTACCCTCGTGTTGGTGACCCTGCTGCAACTCAGTGGTTAGATGTTACTAACGTTACTAAGGATACATTTGATGTCCAAGTATTGAATTCTGTCCCATCTACTAACCAGTCTGCTCATACCTTCATTCCTGAGACTGGCATTACACCTACAGGTGCTACATTTGATACAGCAACTGGTGTGATGACTATCACTTCTGGTACTCACTACCTCTCAGATGGTGACTACATTAAGATTTCTGATAATGCAGTAGTATTCCGTTGCGACCAAGATGGTCAAGCAAGTGACCATGCATATCCTCGCTCTACTGACCCTGTTTCAGGTAAGTGGATTCAGGTATTTAATTGCACTAATACTAACTTCAGTATTCAAGTCCTAGAGAATGTCCCTTGCACAAACACAACTACTCATGTATTCCAGAGTGCTGTTGCTAATAGTATTCATAGAGGAAACATCATCAAGGGTGGTGATGCAGTTAAAGTACAAACTAACTCTCTAACATTTACTTGTGCTCAGGATGACCATGCTACTAACCACACATATCCTAGAGCATCTGGTTCTAACTACACTCTTAATAGTGGTGCTGACCCAGTTTATAACAAACCTACTCCAGTCCATTCAGTTGGCACATCTCTCCATACAGTAACTACAGCAGCTTATAACCCACAGTTGGGTATAATGACATTGACAGTACCTAATCATGGGTTTACTGCTCCATCTACTATGACTGCTACTGATGGAAGTTATGATGTAACAACCAGTGTCATGACCCTGTTTGTCCAAGGTCATGGATTGCATGATGGAGACAAAATCATGCTTACAGATGGTGCTGTTACTTGGAGATGTGAGAAGGATGATAATTCTACAACTCATACCTATCCACGTAGCACTGACCCAATTAGCGGTAAGTGGGTAACTGTCCATAACGTAACAGGTGATTACTTTGATATCACAACTGGACGTTTCTTCGGACATAATGCAATTACTAACGATACAGTCCACACCTTCAGCTCAGGTTCTCAAGGTGGTATCTGGAAAGCAAATGATAAGATTAAGATGGATCCTGAGTCCATTACATTTACATGTGCTAAGGATGGTAATGCTACCAACCATGCATATCCTAGAATGTCTGACCCATCTCATCATGAGTGGTTACCTATTTCTAATGTTAATCAAAATACATTTGATGTCCATGTAGGTAAGTCTCAAGACACTTCTACTCATACATTTGTATCTGCTAAGTCTTCTGGTGTTGAGAGACCTGATGGCACAGTTACATTGATGGTTGGTATTTCTTCTAATACAACTGAGCATACATTTGTATCTGCTGCTAGTGGATGTGTGCAGACTGGTGGAAACCACGTCCATTCATTCGTTGCTGAAAATGCTCTAACTCCAACTAACGCTGGTTACAACCCAACAACAGGTATCATGACTCTGACTATTAATGGTCATGGTTTACTTGAAGGTGATAGAGTTAAACTTGATGATAATGCAGTAACCTTCCGTTGCGACCAAGATGGTCAATCATCAGATCATCCATATCCACGTAATACTGACCCTGTATCTGGTCAGTGGATTCCTATTGAGAATGTAACAACGAATACATTTGATGTTAAAGTCTTATTTGACGTACCTTCTACTAACGTAACAACTCACGTATTCCAGTCTGCTGCTGCATCTTCTGTCCACACATACGCTGTATGGAGAGATGGTGATTCAATCAGAATTGACGATGATTCTCTAATCTTTACTTGTGCTCAGGATGGACATGGTAGTAACCACACATATCCTAGAGCATCTGGTTCTAACTACTCTGGTGATTTAGCAATCACTGCTGGTGCTGACCCATATTATCAGAATTCAATCAAGGTTGAAGATGTAACTCGTGAGAGAAAGACAGCAACTAATGTAAATTACATCCCAACTACAGGTGTAATGACCATTACTCTTGGTGCATCTCATGGTGTGTCTAATGGAGACAGAATTAAGATTGCTCCTCATTCTATTACACTGAAATGTGATAAGGATAACAACGCTACTAACCACACATATCCACGTGTCACTGACCCAACATTTGACCAGTGGTTAACAGTTTCTAATGCTCAGGCAACTACTATAGATGTTAACGTTGGTATATCTGGTGTTAATGATGTATACAATCATACATTTGTATCTGCTGATGCTAATGGTATTCACCATCAGACTGGTAAGATTCGTGTTAACGTTGGTAAGTCTTCTAACCAGACACAACATATCTTCGTTGGTACTGCTGGATTAACTCCAGTGATTGCTGGTGGTAACTATGCTCATGCATTTGTAAGTGCTAACTCTGGTGCAATCCACACAGGTGGTGATTATAACCATAAGTTTGTATCTGCTACTCACCTCACTCCTACTGATGCTGCATATAATCCATCAACAGGTGTGATGACTATCACTTCTGCAGATCATGGAATTCATATTGGTAACTATGTCAAACTTCATGAGGGTGCTGTCACATTCACATGTCAGCAAGATAGTGGTGCTTCTTATCACTCTTATCCTAGAAAGACTGACCCAGCTAACGATAGATGGTTGAAAGTCTTAGCTAGAACTAACGATACATTTGATGTTAAAGTATTAAATAACACTCCATCTACTAACACAACTGCTCATACATTTAAGTCTGCTGCTACAAACAGTGTCCTTCTTGCAACCTTTATGAAGGCAAATGATACTGTTTCACTTGCTACTGATGGATTAACATTTACATGCTCAATGGATGGTAATGCTACTGAGCATACTTATCCTCGTGTAACTGACCCTGCATATAAGGAGTCTCTTAAGATTATCAGCAATGGTGTAACACACCATACTCCAACAGGTGCATCTTATACACCATCTAACGGTAACCTTGACCTAACAATTACTGGTCATAGTTTCTCTGCTGGTGACAAGATAATGATTGAGGATGATTCAATCCTCTTCACTTGCACAATGGATGGTAACTCATCTGCTAAAGCATATCCACGTGGATCTGACCCAGTTAGCAGACAGTGGAGAGAATTGAGTGTTGTTGATGCTAACACTATTAGAATTAACGTTGGCACAACTGCTAATACTACTAAGAATGTTAATGATGCAGATTACGATCCTAATACTGGTAAGTTAAAGCTTAACATTGGTGCTCATAACCTTAAGTCTGGTCAGAATATCAAGTTAGCAGATGGTTCTCTAACATTTACATGTGCTCAGGACAGCTTCGGTAGCAACCATACATATCCTCGCACAACTATTGATACTCATACTGCAACCAATGCTTCTTATAATGGAGATACTGGTTATCTAACTCTTACTGTTGCAGGTCATGGTCTTGATGATGGATCATTAATCAAGATTGATGATAATGGATTAACCTTCCGTTGCGACTTTGATGGTAATACATCTGACCATACATATCCTCGCTCCTCTGACCCTGTATCTGGTAAGTGGTTAAAACTTAAGAATGTAACAACTGATACATTCGATGTGAATGTTGGTAAGACTCCATTCATAGGTTACGACCCACAAGATGTTGATTACAACCCATCTACAGGTGTGATGAAGGTCATCACAGGACCTCATAACGTTGAGGTTGGTGAGAAGATTTGGATTGCTAAGGAAGGATTTGTATTCACTTGTGCTCAAGATAATCATCAGACTTTACATGCATATCCAAGGACTTCTGACCCTGCATATAATACTCCAGTAACAGTTACTGCTGTTGAGCAAGGTAGCATCTCCTTCAATATCTTAAGTAGTGCTCCTTCTACCAACACAACTGCTCATACATTCATTAAGCATGCTGGTGTAACACCTACTGCTATTTCTTACAATGGCACAACAGGATTTATGACTGTTACCGTTGAGAATCATGGTATGGCAAACGGTGAAGCAATTAAGTTTGAGGATTACAGTTTAGTCTTTACATGTAATAAGGATTCACATGCTACTGAGCATGTATATCCACGTCCTACAGATTATTCATCTGGCACATGGTTAACTATCGATAACGTAACTACTGACACATTCCGTGTTAAGGTTCTCGATAAGACTCCTTCTACTAATACTTCTGCTCATACATTTATCCGTGCTCATAAGGGTGCTATCAAACGTGCAGCATTCAAGTCTGGTGGTGCTTATACACATGCCTTCCAGTCTGCTGTAGGTAGTAGCATTAAGCAAAAGCGTGACAGAGCATATGACCATTCAATCGTAATTGAGAATACTGGAGATGCTAAGTATACTGCAACTGCTGCATCATTCGTTGCAACTACTGGTGTATTAACACTGACTGTTGCTAACAACCCATTCAGTAATGGGGATATGATTAAGTTAGCAGATAACTCCATTATCTTCACTTGTGATATGGATGGACATGCTACTCAGCACTCATATCCACGTAGCACTGACCCTGCATCTAACAAGTATCTTGAGATTTCCAACGTATCTGGTAATAACTTTGATGTAAATGTTGGAGCAACTCCTCTTGCACCTTACAACGTAAGTGATGCAACTTATGAGCCTACCACTGGTCTAATGACTCTGGATATAGGTCCTCATCCATTCAGGTCTGCTTCTGCACATACTATTACAGGTGCAACTTATGATGCTGTAACTGGTATGATGACTGTTACAGTCCCAGACCACGGTTTTGTAATTGGTGACAGAGTACATTTCACACCTGATAGCATCAGCTTCAACTGTGGAATGGATGGTAATATTTCTAACAAAACATACCCACGTCCTAGTGACCCACTAGCAGACCTTTGGGTAGATGTTGAGAATATAACAACCAATACATTTGATGTATATGTTGGTAACACTCCTCAAGAAACATTCAGTGTAACTAACGCTACTTACAGTCCTACAAGTGGTGATTTGGTCTTGACAATCGGTGACCATCATCTACAGGTTAATGAGAGTGTTAAACTCGTCGCAGATTCCTTAGTATTCACTTGTGATTACAATGGTGACGGTAACACAACTCAGAAGACATATCCTCGTGCTGCTGGATCAGCTGCAACTGGTACTGGTGGTAGTGACTATGTTTATGACACTGCAATAACAATCACTGCTGTAACTGGCACAACCATAACACTCAACGTTAACGGTGGACAGGGTGCTATTACAGATACTACTGCACATAACTTTGTCCTCACTGCATCTGCACAAAACTGTGTAATCAGTGGTGGTCAGCATACTCATGTATTCTCAAGTGCAGTTGCTAATGGTCTTCATAGAGCAACATCTTCCGTCAAACTTGTTGATGATGGATTATCATTCAAGTGTGCTCAGGACAACTTCTCTACTACTCATACATATCCTCGTGCTGCTGGAGTTACTCAGTCTACAGTTACTGCTGCTGATTACAATCCAAATACAGGTCGTTTGAGACTGACTGTTGCAAGTCATGGATACAATGAAAATGATTGGATTAAGATTGCTGATAATTCACTGACATTCAGATGTATGCAGGATAGTAATGGTAGTGACCATACTTATCCACGTAGCAGTGACCCAATTAGCGGTAAGTGGATTCAGATTCGTGACGTAACTACTAATACATTTGACGTAGTTGTATTGGATACTATTCCTTCAACTAACGTAACTGCTCACACATTCCAAACTGCATCTGCTAACGGAATTACTCATAAGAAGGATCCATATTATGACACTGCACTTCCTATTCATTCTGTAACTGGTCATACTATTACCATTAACATTGGTAAGTCTTCTAATACTTCAGTCCACAACTGGGCTGGTGGTACATCAGTTGGTGCTGTATCAGGTGGTGGTCAATATACACACACCTTTGTAAGTGCTGTTACTGATGGTATTCATTGGAAGGATTCTGAAATTACTATCGATGTTGGTGCTGCTACTTACCTCGGAGAGCATAGATTTGTATCTGCAACCTCTGGTGCTGTTAAGGTTGGTGGTGACTTTACTCATACATTTGATTCTGCTGTTGCAGGATGTGTCCACAGACAGAATGGTTGGATTACATTAGACGTTGGTGTTGCTGCTGCAAATAATCAGTATGCACATACATTTGTCAGTGCAATACCTGGAGTATTGATTGGTGGTGGTAACTACGACCATAAGTTTGTATCTGCTACTTCAAATGGTATTGAGAAAGCAAATACTTATGTCTGGTTGGAAGATGGTGCAATTCATATGACATGTGATAGAGATGACAATGAGTCTATCCATGCATATCCAAGAGCAACTGATCCTGGTAGCGATGAATGGTTAGCAGTCAGCAATTGCACTGCAACTACATTCGACTTATTCATGGGTAAATCTCCTGATAAGTCTGACCATACCTTCGTGGCTGCTAAGACTGGTGGAGTTAAGAAACAGACTGGTACTATTACAATTAACGTTGGTATTGGTGGAGTTGGTAACCGTTATGCACATACATTTGTATCTGCTATCAACGGTGCTGTTATCAAGGGTGGTGACTACAGACACACATGGGTATCTGGTGCTTCAAATGCTATCACTGTTGTTGATAGTGGAGTACAACTAACACCTACAGATGGTTACTATAATCCTGTAACAGGTGACCTAACACTTACTGTTGTTGGTCATACATTGACTCAGAATGACAATATTACTCTTGCTCCTAGGTCAATTGTATTCACTTGCACAAGTGACCAGAATGCAACTAATCATTATTATCCACGTGCAACTGACTATGCAGATGATAGAGTCTTACCTATTACTGCTGTTAACTCATGGGCTTACCCAGTTAGCACAAAACTAGAATACTGGAGAGGAAGACTTGTTGATTACAACTATACAGGTACAGAATCATCTAATGTTGAAAGTGAAATTACTTCTCTAATTCAGTTTGTTACTGATGGTATTCAGAATCCTGGTATAGTTAATGGACGTGCATATCAGATGCCAATCTGTTGGCCTATCAAGTATACACCTGATGTTGTTGTTAGAGACTTGTCTGTTACTTGGGATGCTAATAATGGTGGATCAGGACAAGTTGGTAACTGGAATCAAACTTGCCCAGAATCTGCATCTGCTCTTAGCACCCTAACTGATATCTTTATCAATACTATTAGAGAGGCAGCAGAGAATAATGTTAACTACTTAACTGCTAGTGTAACTAAGACATTCCCATACAACGGAAATACAGTATATCAAGCAGGTACTTGTTACGATTGCACATCTGCAACTGAGACTTTATTCGACATCATGACTCATACTCTTGGTGCTGGAATGGTTAACCAGAAGCGTGTTGCTAATGTCTTACTCTTTAACACTCAATCTATATCACAGAGAGCATTCACTGAGACACAACAACAGTATCCAACTACTAACTTAACTATTGACTTCGCACTCGATGTCCTTAAGGCAGTTAGATATGACTTGGTAACTGGTGGTAATGCTGGTGCATTTAAACTATCTCAAGGATGGTTTGATGGAGAAGGCACATTTATTGCATTCCCAACAACAACTAGATCTCACATCTTGTATTGCTTAACTCGCATTCGTGAGTATATCAAGTCTGTAATGTATCTCCATACATCTGATGCTGTATGGGCAAACTATGATGTATACATTCCAACCGATAGATTCGAGTGGAATCAGGAAGCTGTTGAATTTATGGTTGACTCTTCACTCAACCCAATTGAATTTGCTCTTGAAAGATCTACATTTGCTACTGAAGCAAGAATCCAATTCATCTCATCTACTGACGTTGTTAACCTAAGCAACAAGTATGAAGTAGGTAAGGATTGGAATACAGACCCTGCACTTGTCCTACTAACTCCAGAAGTTGAAGTTGGATTTGAAAGAGCAGAATATAGAGTCCGTATCAATCGTGCTAACAACTTTAGACGTGGTGACATACTAAGTTACATCCCTGCATCTCAGACATCCTTACAAGGATTAGCAACTCAACCATACTTCTATTGCTTGACTGCTACTGCTGAGTGGTTTGAGATTGGTGTATCACCAATTCATGATGGACGTTTCAGAACCTTCCAGTTAGATACTTCTAACTCAGGTGCTCAAATATTTGCTGTTGAAAGACGTAGTGGTATTAATAGAACTGCTCCTACATATCCATCAGACCCATCTGTAACTCCAATTCAAGGTGGATTCAACCCTGCTGATGTTATCTTCGGAGGCACATCTGATGCTTCTGCTGAGATATCTGCTATCACAATGAATGCAGCAAACATCAGACAAATCTTTACTCACTTTGTAACTTCTAATCAGTCACAAAATAACTCTGTTTATCAGACATTCACTAACGGTGAAGAGGTTGTGGTTCAGGGTGCAGTAACCAATAAAGGATTTGTATTACAAGCAGGTGCAGTTAGTGAGACAGGCACATCCTTCTTGAAGATTCATACAATCTCAGGAGCAATTAACCAGAATGATGTCCTTGAAGGTACTACAAGTGGCACTACTGCTACTGTTGACAGTTCATCAGATCGCTTCTTCACAAATCTTAAGATGGGAAGCTTTAATCAGGGTGACTGGTTCTTCGATAGAGATTCTTCTGTTGAGGGTTATATCTCTGAATTTGCTAATAAGTCTGGTAGTCTAACTGGTAACACTGGTGGTCGTATCACAATTGACGTTGAAACAATTAAGGATCCATGGGTTCCTGGAGACGTTATTTACGGTAGTGTTACTTCTTACATCTTAGATGTTAAGGGTATCAGTGGAACACAGATTCAACTTAACCAGTTTGTCCACGGTCGTGCAGTTTACGAATTAAACCTTGGCACTGCTATTATTGATACTGGTGTTAATGACACATTCAACGTTGGTGATGAGGTTATCCTCCTACAAGGTACAACAGAGAAGAATCCAGGATTCCATGCAACTGTAACCAAGTATACTAATGACCCTGATAATGGTATTCACAAACTTTGGATTGGTAATCTAGTTCCAGTTGGAATTGGTGCTCCTATCTCTGAGATAACTGACCCCAATAATAACATTGGTAAGTTGGTTGTTGGGTCTAACTTCCCATCAATCTATGCTGGTGTTTCTAGTTACACAACTACTGATTTCTCATCTTACGCTAAGGTTGTTGCTATCGAGCAACAAGGTATTACTGCTACTATTTGGGTAGAAGATGCAGTTGGTGAATTCGTAGATAATATGAGTATCATCTCTGATGATGGATGGGGTGGTGCCGTTTCATCTGCTCGCACACTTGAAGGTCGTGTTAATAGGTACTTCAGAGGATTCGATGGAGTCCAAACTACATTTGACCTTACTGTTGCTAATGGTGAAGCATACTTCCCAGACCCTGCTGGTCACTTACTCGCATTTGTTAATGGTATTCTACAACCTCCAGGTGCAACTAATGCATACGTTGCATTCTCTGATAAGATTCAGTTTACTGAGCCACCTGTAATTGGTTCACAATACATCGGTTACTATGTTGGTAAACTACGTCAGTTAGATGACATCTCCTTCGAGTTTGACTCATTGAGATCTTCCTTCAACCTCAAGCGTCAAGGTCTATTCTACTCCTTGACATTGACTGAGGGTGTTTCCTCTAACGTCATCCGTCCTGAGAATAATATTATCGTTTCACTCAACGGTATTATTCAGGAACCAGGTATCGCATACGAGATTGTTGGTTCACGTATCATCTTCGCTGAAGTCCCAAGATTCGGTGCAACATTCGTTGGTTTCTCATACATTGGTAGTGACGCAGACGTTATCGCAGCAACTGTTGTCCCACCAATCGAAGCTGGTGATAACCTCGATATAGAGGGTGAAGAATTCTCCAGAGAAGTTGCTCTAATTGAGTCTTCTAACTCCTTAATCACATTTGAATACACTGGATCTGTTAAGGGTAGAAATGCTGCTGCTCTTGCTAACATAACATCTGGTCAACTTACTAACGCAGTACTAACCAATCCTGGTGATGGTTACACCTCACGTCCTAACGTTGACGTTATCTCCTCCTCTGGATTTGATGCTCGCTTGAAGGCACTTATGGGTGTATCTCGTGTTGATGTTAAGACTGCTGGTACTGGTTACCAGTCTCCTGTTGTTGCAATTGATAACGAAGTCCCAGACGATTGGACACCTCCTATTGGTAGTCCTATCAACGGTGGATTTGACGTTCTCGCTGGCGAAGGTCCAGAAGGACAAGAGGGTGGTGGAGTTACTCCTGGCACAATCGCAATCGCTACAGACCCAGTTAACGTAACTGTTAACCAAGGTCAGACTGCTGGATTCACAGTTGTTTCTACTGTAACTAACGATGAGACAATGAATTATCAGTGGCAGAAGAAAGAGTATGGCACACAAACATGGAGCAACATTATTGGTGCTAACCAAGCAACTTATAACACAGGTAATACCGCACAAAATGATGATGGTGATGAATACAGAGTCGCTATCACAGCATCTGGTGCAACCCCAGTTTACTCACTATCTGCTGTCCTAACAGTCCAGACTGGTGCAACTGTAATCTCCAACTTCAGTCCAACACAAATCTTTGATGACATCTAAATAAGACTATGGCTGCTACCGCAACAATTAATCAAGGTACCCAACAACTCTCGGTGAGCTCGGATTGTCTTCCGTCTCCCGTGAATAGCGGTACGTTCCCTAATGATAATAATGCAAATACCATTGTTACACATGATTGGGATCATAGCTTCTTATATCGTGGTGGTACATTTGGTACCTCTAGGGTCTTCGATGACAACACTTGGACTCAAGATGGGTTTATTAGAAGCATTAATATCAGTGTCACAGATCTTAACAATTTCACTGGTGTGCAACCTAACATCCAACCTGGTGATGAAGTTTGTTTTAATTTTGGAGATATAAAAAGAAAGTATATTTTTAGAGGGACTACATTTACTTCTATTGACGGAGAATTTTGGTTAGCAACTGATAGTAGAATTGATATTATAATGGCAGACACCAACACTGGTGCTAATGGTACATACACATATCATGATCAGAGAAATGGTCGTGATGCTACACCATTAGGTGCTATTGGTATATCTGGTAATGGTGTACCTATATTCAATCCATCTGCTGGTCCTAACGGTAACCCTCCAGCTGGATTCAATTGGGTATCTGCTGGTATATCTGCTCAGAGTTTTATCAATTTTGGTGAAGATACTTGCGGTGGTAAGACACAAGAGCAAGGAATGTATCATTATCATGACTCAGATTTCTTATCATGCTGGAAATCTAACTCTAGTATGGCAGCATATAACGATTATTATGGGTCAACTCAGTTTAATGGTAACAATATTCGTCACCCAGACGGTCATTCTAAGATAGTAGGGATAGCATTTGATGGATTTCCCATCTATGGACCCTATGCATATGACCATTCTTGGGATAGTTTGAGTGGCACAAGAGTTATGAGGACTGGTTATTCAGTAAAATCAACTGAAGCACCTGGAAGACCCGATTATGGTAATGATTCTGACAATCCACCTGCTGGATCACTCATGCAGGACTGGGAATATGTCGAAGGAACTGGAGATTTAGACAGACATAATGGTAGATTTTGTGTAACACCCGAATATCCTAACGGAACTTACGCATATTTCCTTACTGTAGACCAAACTGACGTTAGTGTGGTCAAATTTCCATTCATTATGGGACTTGAGACTAGAGAAACCATCAATACACCCACAAATAACGGGTCAAATCCTGTGCAAGATAGTGGAGATGGTGGAGATGGTGGTGGAGCTGCTCCTTCTACCCTTCAAATTACTCTACAACCTCAGAATGTAACAGTAAATGCCAATCAAACTGCTACATTTACCATCAATTCTCAGATATTACCTGAGAATGGTCCTATGACTTATCAATGGTATAGGTCTACTGATGGAGGATATGCATTTGCTGCTGTTACAGGTGCAACGACTAACACTTATGCGGTCACTGCCCTAGCATACATGACTGGATACAGGTATCGTTGTCGTATAACAGGTCCTGTTGGAGGTACCGCAGCACAAAACTCACCTTTGGACTCACAAAATGCCATTCTAACTGTTACTGGTAGTGGAGATGGTGGATCACTTGCTAACAGATTTGATAGCACTCAGTCTACTATGGATTCCACGCAGCAAACCTTTGATGGCACCTAAATAAAACTGTAGAAAACTACCTATCATGCCTAAGCAGAATCTAAATATTGGGTCGTCGGCAAACGATGGGACTGGTGACAGTCTCAGAGATGGTGCTATTAAGCTTAATAGCATCATTGACGAGCTATACACTGCTCTCGGCAACGACACCAACTTACAAATCAATGTCGGCTCTCCCTCGACTGGTCAATTCCTAAAATGGAATGGCACAGCATTTGCTGAAGGGGGTCTTAATGCACTTACTGAAAATTTAAGTGTCAATGGACATAATATTGTATCAACATCAAATGGTGATATAACTATTCAACCAAATGGTAGCGGTCATATTAAATTCTGGGCTGGTAGCACAGGATCTGCTCTAACATACATCGATGGTGCTGACGGTAAGTTAAAGTGGTCTAATCATTTCGATGATGTTGCTTCTTTACCAGATGCAGCTAATCATCATGGTATGTTTGCCCATGCTCATACTGAAGGAAAGGGATACTTTGCACACGGTGGTGCTTGGGTACCTTTAATTAGTGAGAATAGTAGTATAGGTCACCTAAGTGATGTAGATATGACTGTCGGTGGAGGACCTTCCGACGGACAAGTATTGAAATGGTCTTCAAGTAATTCACATTGGTATGCTGCAAATGATGAAACTGCATCTGGTGGAGGCGGTGGCACGACTCAAAACCTCTTTGAAGGATTCATTGCTGACACTGGCAGTACTACTGCTAGTGCTGCTACTGATATCCTTACAGTTTCGGGAGGCACTAATATCTCGACTGCAATCGTCGGAGACACCCTCACCATAACTATGACAGGGGCACTTGGTGATACAAACCAAAATGCCTACGGAGTAATAGGAAGTGACTCAGGAAACAAAACCGCAGATAGTGCAACTACTACTATTAATGTTCTTGGTGGGTCTGGTATTAGTACTGCTATTTCAGGAAGTGACCTTACGATTACTAATGACTCCCCCAATGTAGTACAAGAAGCATACAGGACAGTTGCTGGCGATACTGGCACAACAACTGCTGCTCTAGCAACCTCAACTCTTAACGTTGTAGGTGCAACAAATCATATATCAACTGCTGTTACATCAAACACTGTAACTCTCAGTGTTGTTAATCCTCTACCAGCTTCTGCTAGTGAGAATGATAACCTCATATATGATGAGCAAAATGGTAACTGGGTTGTAACTCAAGGTCCTACTATTGGATTCTCAATCTCTGGTAGTTCAGGTGGTGGATATACATTTACTGGTGGTGGAGTTAATTCATCAACAGGTAACCCAACAATATATGTGTATAGAGGTTTCACATACAGATTCTATAACCAGACAGGTGCAGGTCACCCATTTGCTATAAGACAAAGCAATGGTGGTACTGCTGTTACTGATGGTATTACTGGATCACAAACAGGTGTGCAGTACTGGACAGTCCCACAAACACTGGCTGCTGGTACTACTTACGTTTATCAATGTACAATCCATGCTGGCATGGTAGGCAACTTAGTGGTGGTGTAATATGCCAAGAACAGTTCCAGGTAGCGGTGCAACTATAACCCCGATATTCAATAGTATCTTTGGGGTTAGAGATGTATATGTCAATTCAGGTGGTGAAGGTTATGATAAGAATGACCCACCTAGACTTCGTGTGGAGAACTGTGGTACTCCAATTCGTGATGCTGTTCTAAGAGCAGTCATTGCAAATAATGGAGAGATTGTTGCTGTAGAAGTATTAGATCCAGGAGAAGGGTATGACCCGTTACGTCTTGTTATTGATGATGATGGTTCCTCTAAAACTGCTGCTGGCAACGTATATCTTAAAGATGACGGGACTGGTGCATTAGATTTTGTCCAGATTACTACTCCTGGCGACCAGTATTTTGATGCTGATGCTCGTATTGAAGGTGGTGGTGGGTCTGGTAGTGAGCTTGTGGCAGTTACTGGACTGGTAACTGGTATTGCCATTGAGGAAGAAGGTAGAAATTACACTGAGGAAGACGTAAATATCATCATCTCAGGTGGTGGTGGAGACGGTGCTACTGGTGTTGCTAGTGTTAATAGATTTGGTAAAGTTACCTCTATTACTCTAACTAATGAAGGTGAATTCTTCGAGACACCTCCCCTTATTCAGATAATTAAAGGCGGTGGTAGTGGTGCAACGGCCGAAGCATTTATTAACCTAGGTGTTATTACAAATATTGACCTCTTATCAGGTGGTGGTGGATATACTGCTAACCCAGAGGTTATCTTTACTAGAGATACTAACCTTATTAGAGCTGCTAGAAATAGACAATCTCTTAACTCTGTCTATTATAGTTTAACAGGTCTATTAGAGGATGCTACATCAGGACAATCAACTATACATGTTGAAACTACCAATCCTTATCCAGGTTCAGGTAAGGTACTGATAGGTAGAGAAGTTATTAGATACACTGGTAAAACTGCAACCTCCTTTACTGGTTGTGACAGAGGTATCAATTTTAGATTTGACCAAAAAGTCATCCTAGACAACTTACAGGATGACCCAAATACAGGTTTAACTCAATATGATTTCCAAGTAACTGACAAAGTTAGAAGAGTTATAGAGAGTGAATCAAACCGAGTCGCTATTGTATACGACTGGGATCCAAGTGAGAGAGCACTTTATCTTACATTCCAAGTTGATGAATTAGCATTCATCGATGGTGGTAGGTCAAATGAGAAAGCAAAAATCATTGCATTCGTAGCAGGTACTGCTGGTGCTAGTGATACTGGTGTTGCTCCTCATACATTAGTAGAATCTGAAGGTGACAATATTGTTGCTTTTACAGTACCACTTAGTCAGATTCTTAATAGAAAGTTTGAAGATGACGATGAATTAGACGGTGTTGGAGATGGTATAGCAGACCTGATAAATACTGGCACAGAGTTTGAAAACCAAATTAGTTTGGATGGAGGGATAGCATCATCCCTATATGGTATTGAAGAGACCCTTGGTGGCACGAATACTACTCTATTCCAAATTGGTGATCAAATCTATGACGGTAGTCAGAATTCTTTAGTTGCAACCATACAAGGTGCTGGTGCGTTGGGTGACGGAGATACCCACACATCTACTGCAACTATTCAAGCAACCTATCAAACTTCCTCTGCTGCATTTAATGCTACAGAGCAACTCCAAGGTCTGACAACAGGTGTAACTGCCACTGGGTTAACATTAGCTCAGGGTGGTAGTAGCACTGAAATCGTTTTAACAATGGAATCACTGACTTCCAACGGTGCTAATTATAAGTTCCAGAAGGGAGAAGTATTAAGAGGAAATTCGACTGGTGCTCAGGCAACTATCGATTATATCGAATATAATACGTACCTCAGAAATGAGGATGATTAACTACCATAAATAAAAAGAAGGCAATTGTATAGTAATGGCATTACTTACCGACCAATTTAGAATATTTACTGCCGAGAGGTTTAGGAAGGCTCTTGAAGGTCCTGATGCGACTCAATCTGACCTATTGGCAGGTGCTAGTCGGGATCGTCTTTACGTCTTTATCGGTCGTCCCCAACCTTGGGACAACGAAAATGCCCCTCCAGACCCAGTAGATTCATTCCAAGAATTTTCCGATGACTATTCGGATATGATATCCTTGAAGAGAGTGTTAGCAAATGACACCATTCAAGTTATTCGTCGTACTGACTGGATTCCCCCAGAGCAAACCACTGGTGGACTAGGTTATGTTTATGATATGTATCGCCATGATTACTCCTCGACTAAAACTGCATCATCGGGTGCGACTAAACT